CTAAACACGACGTAATACCGTGCCACCACCAGTTCGTTCACCTGACAAAACCAGCAGTCCTGGGATGAAATGCTGATATTGGTCGCGGTAGTGGTGAACGATGTCATCTCACCAATGCTGTTTAGATTGGCGGCCGTCAACACATCGCCGCTGCTAAATGGGAACGGGTTCGCCATGCCGCTCAGCCTAGCCTGTTGCTGTCCAGCACACCGAGCGTCGAACTATCCAACTCGAAGTACTGATAGTTAGCGGCCGGCACAAGATCAAGGGTGATGATCGTGTCCTCTGCTGTGGCGCGGATGGTGCGGCCGAAGATGATCGTGTTGTCCGTAACTGCTGTGCTGGCACCTGTGGGTGTGTATGTAACGGTGCAAATGTTCCACAGGCCGCTTCGGATATCGAACAGATCGCCGAGTGTTTCGTATGCCGCGTCATCACATCTTGCGGCGATATTTGAGGCGCGCAAGGTGACCTGGCGAGCTGCGTACACAGGCTCGTCGAACTGGCGTGCCCATCGGCCGGCGATGTCAAGCGCGTCAGCGTCGCTATTAGCAGAGCATGCCTGCAACGTCACAGCTGACACGCCGTAACTGTCGATCGATGTCTGGTTTGTAACTGTCTGCTCGGTCGCACCGCCGTGCTGCCCTGTTACGTCTGCTTCGTTGGGGATGTCATCAGTGTTCCAGCCGGCCTGAACTTGTGTAAAAGCGAGTTCTGTGCCTGTCGGATTGTTTTTCAGCACTTGTGGGCGTGGCAATGCAAGCTGACCGCCGTCGATCACTTTGTTCCTATTCAGGCTGCGTTCGACTACGTTCATCTCGAACGCTGGGTCGTTTGTGATGTTTGTGATGCGAGTGGGCCATGCGAAGTTGGGGCCTGCCGGCATGACTTGTGTGTTGAGCTGTTGGCCGGCAGGTGTGCCGTCATGGTCGACAATGTATGTCGCCGTGGCGGTGTAATCTGAAACTTCGTATGCTTGAAACCCCGGGTTGGTTTTGCCAAAGTTCGGCATGTTCACTGGTGGAATGCCAGCGCCTGTGTCGCCGTTCAAAATGCGTTCGATCGCGCCGACTACGCGGCTTGATGTTGTAGTCGTGCCTAAGCCGTCGTAGGTAGGTGATCGGCCGGCGACTGTGAGCATGTCATCAAATGACAGGTTGACGGTGCTGTTCGTGCCGTTGTCGATCAGCTCAAAGTCGGTGGTCATGCCGTAAAAGACGCCGCCGCCGGCGTTGCTTGTGCCGTCTGTCGTCGTGGTGGAGATAATCAGATATTTGTCGAACCAGTTGTAGTTTGAGTAGGTGCCGCCGCCGTTAGGCGTTAGAGCGCCGTCGTTGTTGTACAACGTGAGGAAGCATCGGCCTGTGCCGACCGCACCGCGTTTTAATGTTTGCTGCACTGTGAAGCCGGCGGTGCGGCTTGTGAGGTCAATGCTGTTGCCAGACACGCGATTTTGGATAATGACGCTGTGGGTGAGTGTGACGGTCATGTTCTTGTCGCGTTGCCAGTAAACGTGCCCGCGAGCACGCCGTTTCGTTTCGTTTCACGCTCAATCGCTCTTACCACCGCGGCTTCGTCCGTGCCGGCCGGCATGTTGATGGTGACTTGCATGGGGCTTGTGACGCTGGTTTGGCGTGTTGGCAGGCCGCCAGCGCCGCCACCGATCTCGACGCTGCTGACAGGTGTCGGGATGTTCTGGAAGCCTGACTGTGGCATGACCATGCCGGCTGCGGCTTTGATCTCGGCTGCCGTGAGCGTGGTGAGCGCTGTGTTTGCGATCGCGTTCAACACTTGCAGCTGCGCCAGGACGGCGTCGTATTCGCCTTGATCGAGTAGGGCGATGAGTTCGAGTTGTTTGGTGGCTGGGATGTTGTCGAGCTGGTCGATGACTTTGCCGAGTTCCCGGTAGATGTCACGGCTGGCTTCTTCTGCTTCGCGGCTACCTTCGCCGTATTCCTTGACGGCTTCGGCGGCGTCAAGTATGGCGTCGCTGAAGTTGTCGACTGCTTCGTCGTTGTCGAAGATGCCGAATAGGTAATTGAACTCGTCGATCAGGTCGGTGTTCATGTCGCTGATAAACTTCTGGGCTTCGTGGTGGCGTGCCATCGCATCGGTTGTGCGTTGTATTGCTGCTTCGACGTCGTCGAGCGTCGGGTGCAGCTCGTCCATCAGTTTCTCAGCGGTCTCGTACTCAAGGTTGGCAAGGCTGGCTTCGTAGCGTGCGTCGTGGAACGCGGTGCGAAGGTTGTCGAGTGGTTTCTTCATAAGTTCGACAGCGCCGGTGGCCGTTTCAATGGCTTCGCTGTTGTCCTCGAACACGTTGGTGATCTTCTCGATCTCCACGAACGGGATCTTGTTCGCGACGTCGATCAGCGTGTTGACAAAGTCGACGAACTTGGCGGCCAGCCATTTGACGGCGTCACCGAGTTTGTCAAATGCGTAGTTGACAGCTGCGACGATCTTGTCAAGGACCCCAAACTTTTTGGCGAGCAAGATCAGGACGGTGACAAGGCCGACGATAGCGAGGGCGATCAGGACGATCGGGTTGGCTGCGAGTACCGCGTTGAAGACGGCTGTGGCGGCTGTGGCGATGCCTTGCGCTACTGCGTACAGTTTGAGTGCCGTGTTGTACGCGATGACGATGCCGGCAATGGTGCCGATGGCGACGCCGAGCGCTATGAACAGTTCGGTGTTTTCTCCGATAAAGGTGGCGACGTCCTCAAGGACGGGTAGCAGTTTTTCCAGAATGGGCAGAAGCGCCATACCGATGGACTCCTGGGCGTTCTGGATTTGGATCTGCATCAGTTCGAACCGGCCGGCGACGGTTTCGGTGTTGGCTGCTGCTGCTCCGCCGAATGTTTCGGCCAGTTGGGCCATGACTTCGTCGGTGTCCGCACCGGATTCGATGACGGACGTCAAGGATTTGTCGAGTTCTTTGAGTGGGCCGACTTCGCCTTGGAATGCTTCCTGTAGGGCTTCTGTGACGCTTTCTAAATCTTTGCCGGTGCCTGCTGCGACGTCGAGGGCGAGCGTCATCAGTTTCTGGGCTTCGGTGACGTTGCCGGTGGCGCGCACAAGATTTGCGAACGCTGGGCGCAGCTCAGAGTCGGAGACAGCGGCTGCCATCTCAGTTTGGGCGATGTAGTCCTCGACGGCGGCGATCTGGGCGTCTGTGGCGTCCGTGGTGACTTTGAGCTGCCGTGCTAGTTCGTCCTGCTGGCGTACATCTTCAATCGCGGCCTTGGTGGCTAGACCGGCTGCAGTAGCTAGACCGGCGACAGCTGCGGTTGCCGGGACGAACGCCTTCTTCATAGCGAACGCGGCCTTCTGGCCGGTCGTTTCTAGGCGTTTGAACTCTTTGAGCGCCTTCTTGATGCCGTCCGGTTGAAACTCGGAAACGATGGGGACGTTGATAGCCATTACTTCAGCTCCTTATTCAATGCCACCATCATGTCATCTATCGCGGCTTCGACCTGCTTGACCACGGCAGGCATACCGGCCTCGGCACCGGGCCACATCGTCCTCGAGGCCGGTCCACCACGATTCGTTAGTTCACGGATGAACACGCGACCGGCGTCGCTGCTCCCGTTGCTGCGTCGACCAGCCATGTCATAGATCGCGCCGGCTGCGTTCTTTTGACGCAACGTCAAGAGTGGGATCCTGTTCGGGTCGCGGCTGTCTCGCACTTTGCTTCCACGAAACGCGACCTTGATCGCTCGGCGCACTTTGACCGGGTCGAAGCCGCCCTTCCAACTGGTCCAGCCTGACAACGGGCGGACGTTGGGTACCAGGCGGCGCGCTGCCTCCTCGACGGGAGCGGCGGCCGCCTTTATCGACTTGACAGTCTGCTTTTTCAGCTCGGGGTTGACGCGTTGCAGGATCTTGACGGCATCTGCAACACCATTCACTTCGATACTGCTGCTAACGGCCACGGCGGTGCTTCCTATTACGTTCGTTGATGACATCGACGACCGTGATGAGGTCGAGGGTGTCGAACTCGATGTTGTGAGGCCACCAGCCCAGTTCGACCAGTAGTTCGGCTAACTGGCGTCTTCTGGTGCCTCGTCGGTAGGGCGCTCATCGCTGGCCACCACATCCAGACTGATGATGCGTCGCAGATAGTCGTCGAACACAGCAGGGACGGTGATCTTGTTCGCTTTGCTCGCTTCGAACGCGAGGTAGGCGAGATCTTCCATGCCGAGGCCTTCGGCCATCTTGGACGCTTTTGTCTTGTATTTGCGTTCCCACGCGACGATGGCCCACAGGTTTGTGGTGACTTCCTGGGGGCCATCGCCGGTGTCGACTCGGAGTGTG